AATGTCTTGAAAAGAACCACCGCCGATTGACTGCGTTGATGTTGAAGTAACAGTAGAGCATAAACCGAAAGGAAAATTGTTTGCTTGGGCCGCTGTATATACGGCGCCAGTTGTAAAGGTTGTGTTTGGTGATGCCATTAGTACCCCAGTCTATTTAAGTCAAGTTTGCCATAAAACAAGTCGTCAAGTAGTAAATACTGGTTTAAATCCGCGCCTGACAAATAAAACGTAAACCTTGCCCCGGCGGGTGTTGCCGCCATTGTTACGCCTTCAATTAAACACTGGTAAGTAGTGCCGCGAAACTCGACGCGGGTACGTACTCCGGGTATGCGCGCAAAACTTTGTGTAACGCCAGCGAACTTGTCTAAAAGCATGTCTAAGGTTTGCGCCTCGGCAATGCAAGAAACCGAGCTAATAGCAAGTTTTGGGGTCGAAAAGTTGCCTAGCAGATAGTTTGCAAAGTCTAATGCTTGGCCCGTAGTGGCGTTATTCGTGTTGACAACGTAAGTGCGGTACGGCACGGTCGCGCCTGACAAAGTGACTGTCTGGGTTGCTAGACCGTCTGGGTCAACACTTACTTGTGTCCAATAGTTATCTGCGTAACCTTCAAAAGTTATTTGGTCATAACTTGCCGTTAGTTCAGGCTGTGGCCTTACGTCACTAAAATAGTTTTGAGTCGTGTAAAGCTCAAATGGGCTAACTATTGTGATATCAAAAAGGCTGTTAGTTTTTGTGTTCCACATTCGCGCATTTGCAGATAAAGCAGTTTTGGCTAACCAGTCTCCCCATGTGCCGTCAATAGTTGCAGCTGCTCCAGCTTGTGTTGATGAACCAAGCCAACCGATCGCTAAACCTGTCTCAGTTCCGCAGGTGGTTAATTGGGTGGCAAGTGTTCCAGCTGCCATTGAATAGTTGTTGCCAGCCATGCGGCCTAAAGACGCAAAACTGCCTTCTACTGAAATGGTTAGAAAGTCTGCGTTGCCGACGTTAGACACGTAAGGTATGCCGTACTGCACGGTGATATTAGATATACGCCCAACCCATAATACATACGGTGCTGCCGGGTTGGTGTTGTTGCTAATTCTAATAAAAGTGCCTTGCACAAGTTCGGCGATAGGCGACGCAAAACCAGACGGGTACCTAACTTCTATGGTGCCGGTGTTAGCGCGCAGCTGGTCTAATTGGGCTTCTACGCCTATAGACAAAAATATGCTCTGCACGTTAGTTAGCGCGGTGTAACTAGTGCTGTCTGTTGAGTACTCAACGCTGTAACTTTGTAAACCCAATGTCATTAAAAAATGTTGCTCACTCGAATAGGCACACTGCCGTTAGTGCGCATGTAGCTGCGAAGCGCGCTTACCACTGCGTTCGGGTCGCCGCCGTTTACGTTAATAGTTACATTGCTGGTGCTCACGCGGCTGCCGTCCATATTTGGGCTGGCGTTAATGCTGCCGAGTATCGGGCCGAACGGGTTAGTAACTGGTGCTGGTGCCGCGCCGCCACCAAACACGGTGCCAAGGCTTGCATCTAATTGCTGCCCAATTTGGGTGACGCTCTGCGGGTCGAGCGCAAACCGTAATAGAAACTCAGTATTAGCAATGACGCTGTTAACGCCGTCCACTATCGCTTGGGCTTGGTCAATACCCGACTTGTACCACTTATCGGCAGTCAACTTCGCGATACGGTCGGCAGCTGCGTTAATCGTTGTCGAGATACCAAGCAGACGGTCTATAGACGCTTTACCGCCGGCAAGCAAGCCTTTGATAATCTCTAGGCCTACGTCTGCACCGCTGGCAAGAATTGACTTCAGTAGCTCGGGGTCGTCTAGCCCGGCAGCGATAAGGTTTTCTATGCCGGTGGATAGTTCGCCAGCCTTTTTGGCTTGGTCGTCAAGTACACCGAAAAAGGTTTTGGCGCCTTCGCTGTCTGCTGCGGTAGTCCAAGCGTCGCCAACATTAAATATGCCGCGCACCACGTCGCTAGTGGCTCTATAGAAGTTGTTGTAGTCCTCGGTCGCCTTAGTCAGTTGCTCATTGGCGCGCATAAGCGCGGGGCTGAACTTGTCTTTAACCGTCTGCACCGCATCGTCGTAGGACTCTTTGAGTGTGCGTACTGCCTCGGCATGTTTAGCGGTTGCCTCTGCGGCGCGTTTAGCGGCCTCTGAAGCCTTTTTAGTGCTAGCGGTGCTCTTGCCTATTTCAATGTTTGCTAGGCGTTGTTGTTCAATGTCTACGGCTTTTTGGTAGTTGGCGCGTTTCTGGTCTGCGTCGAGCTGCAAAATGGTGTCTGACCATGCGCGGGTGTTGGCGTAGGCCAGTGCTAAACCGTCGTTAGTTTTGTCTAGCTCGGTTTTGAGTTTGCCAAGGTTAAGGTTTACGCCAAGTACCTTGCCGCCAAAATTGAGAAACCCGCTGCCAAGGTTAACGATGTTTACGCCGGTCTGCTTAAGCCTGTCTATTAGACCGTCGGTCTGGTCTACGTTGCGAAGTATTGCGTCTTCAAGTGCTTGGAACGGGTCAACAAAACGGCGTAGCTTGCCGCCAAGTTCGCTAATTACTCCGCCTAGGCCGCGGTCGTCCATTATTTTTATGAGCTTGTCTACGTAGTCAAGTAGTTGCCCGAGCGCTGGTAGCACGCGGTAACCGATGCCTTCTACCATTTCGTCAAAACGTATTTTAAGTATTTGCAAACGGCCTGCGTAGGTGTTGGCGTTAGCGGCTGCCGCGCCACCAAATTGTGTGGTAAGCGCCTCTTGTGCAGCCTTAAAGTCTTTCGTTTTAATTATGTTTTCGTCGAGTGGAATACCCAACTTTTTTAGACTTGTAAAGTTTCCGTCATACGCACGCCCAATAGCCGTGCTGACGGCGGCCAAATCTTTACCGGTCGCTTTTGACGCGTCAATACTGAGCGTTAACAACTCTTGAGCCTTGGTGGCGTCCCCGGTAAACCGCACTAAGCCGGCAAGTGCTGGCCGTAGTTCATCGTCGGCCACGCCAGTTGCTAATTGTGTCTGGTCAACAAAATCGGCCATAGAGTCGGCTAACGCTTGGTTAGGCCCGAGCGTTGCGCGCAGCTGTGTTTCTAAAAGTTTTTGTGACTGCTCATCGGCGATAGCGGCTTTAGATGCAAGTAGCAAACCGCCAGCCAATGCGCTGACCGCGCCGGCAGCAGGAACCATGGCTTTTTGTAGCAAGAAACCAGACTTAGCGCCGAAACCTTGCAGGCTGGCAAACTCTTTTTTGGCAGCGTCAAAACCTTTTGTGTTCAGGCTTGAAATGATGGGGATATTAATTGCCATTAGCGCGTCCTAGTTTGTACGAGGTTACGGTTAACAATAGTCATAACCCGTTGCACTATCTTGTCTACCTCGTCCTCGACGGCGGGTAGCACACTTTCGGCGGCTGGTTGCAATGCGCGGGGCGCAGCTGCGGGGCCGACGTGCTCGCCTTCGGCCAAAAGATTAGTAACAAACTGCCCGCCACCTCTGATGCCTGCATGGTCCCAGATTGCGCCGGCTGCGTCGCGCTGTTGTAGTACAAGTAACTGGTATTGCGTCGCCTTAAAATCGGCTGTACGGCCGTTAGAGAACCTTATAGTGCGGGCACGCTGACCACGTTTGCCAACCACGGTGCGAATGCCAGCGAGAACACGGGCGCGTGACCAACCCGTGCCGTCGCGGCCTTTAATCATGTTGCCATTAACCATGCGCGACAATGGCGGGGCCGTCGGGATAAACGAGCGGGCCGCAGTCACAAGTCGAGTGCCAGCGCCAGATTGAATGTCTTTAGTAATCTGCCGGCGTAAAACGCGGTCTACCTTGTTTATCTCAGCTAAAGCCTCTTGAATACCGTAAACCTGATAAGACGCGCTAGCGGGCATTTTGTTTACGCTGCCTTTCGAGTACATCTATGACGGTGGCTAAGTCTGGTAACTCAAAGTCTACACTTGGGGGCCACCAGCCCGTGTGTAATAGAAGCTCTGCTAACTGTCGCCGGATAGTTCCGGCACGGTAAAAGTTGCCGGCTCGCTGTCCACTACTTCTAGGTTTTCAATGGTGTTAATGAACGCGTCGAGCGATGCGGGGACGATGACGCCGGAGCGTTGGCTGGCTTCGTAAGCCATGAAGGCTAAGTCTTCCATGCCAACGCCCGAGCCTAGGTCACTGGCGCGACGCTTAAAGCGCCTTTCCCATGCGACAATGACAGCAAGGTTAGTGGTTACCTCGTAGGCGTCTTCGTTTTGTCGTTGTACTTTTAGCCTTAACTGCATGTCGGGCTACCTTTCAGCTTGTTTGTTTTTAGGATACGTCTACGGTGTAGGTGCCGCCGCGAATAACAATATCCATGGTGGCAAGTTCGCCCATCGAGGCGTTCATGCTCGGCAACGTTTCAAGATATCCGCCCGAGATAGTGAAGCCTGGGTTTGTGGCCGAGTACGTGCCGGGTGTTGATGGTGCAGCTGGCGAAACGATAATGGTTGCAATTTGTGTGCCGACCAGTGGTGCCAATGTTGCGTACGACTCGCTTGCTGCGTAGCTCGCATACATTGTCAACGTAAGTTCGTTGGACTGTAGGCCAGCGGTGTAAACGCGAGCAGTGCCACCAAATGCGGTGCTTTCAAGTGCTTCTACCGTGTAGTTCAATGTGACGCTTGTGCATTGGTCTGACACGTTAACCGCGCCGATGAGAACGTCTGGGTTTGAGAGATAGGTACTAGTAGGCATGGGGTTTACTCCTCGGGTGTTTCTTCTAGTTCTGTTTTAGCAGATTTTGCGGGCTTAGTGTGTGATTTCTCGACAATGAAACCGCCAGCCAAAAGGTAGGCGACGTCGTGGCCGTCTGGGTTAAAAGGTTCGCCGACGATGCCGACTCTGGGACTGTTTACTAAGTACATATTTTTCCTAACCGGTTT